CGAAGCGGCCCTTGTCGATGAGCTGCTCGCCAGCCCAGCCGAGTGCGAGGTGGATCTCCGCGCCCTTGGGCGGGATCTCCAGCGCGCCATCCGAATCGTCGAGCACCAGCTCGAGCTGGTCGGCCTCGCCGCCGCGGTTGTCGGTAAGCACCAGGTCGATGAGGCGGCGCTCGATCGCCGGGGTGATCTCACGGCCGGCGACGACAAGGCGGTAATTCGGCGCCGGCGGGGAGGCTGGCTGCACCGGCTGGGCATCGGCAGGCTGGATCACAGCAGCGCCCGGATCTGGTCGGAGATGACGCCGAGCGTGTCGGCGCGGGTGTCGTCGGCCCGCTTGAGCGACAACGTGAACTCGATACGGCGGGCGGCCCCATCCGAAAAGAAAAGCGTGCGCGTGGTGTCCAGCGCGGTGATGACGTAGGCGCCGTAGTAGTAGCCGCTGCCCTCGATGAGCGGCCACGCCTTGCCCTGGTCGCCCATCTCTTCCACCAGCGCGAGGGAGACGCGCCCGCCGGTGATCTCCGGCAGCAGCACGCCGGACAGGGTGATGGTCTCGTCATCGCGCCCGAGGAACTGGGTGGTAGGCATTGCACCCACCCGGCTGTTGGAGGGATGGCGCCAGGCGAGCTGGCGCTGCATCTCCTGATACGGCAGGGTTTCCAGCCCGAAGACGAACAGGCCGAGCGTCATCATGGCGCTGGTGCTCATGGCTGGGCGGCCTCCCAGTCGTCGCGGCACTCGGCGTCGCACCAGCGCAGGCCGGCAGGGAGCGGGTGCTCGCACGCCAGGCACAAGCCGGTGGCGATGGGGCCGGCGGGCCGGCGGTACAGCAGGGCGCGATCGCGGTCTTGCTCTTCGCGCTCGGTGGCGCGGTCGTATATGTCCATGGTGGTCAGTCGAGGTCGGAAAGGCGGGAGCGGGTGCGGGCGGCGGCGGCGCGATCGCGGCGATCCAGCTCGGCGGTGACGGCGCGGGCGATGGCTTGCTCGTCCATGTCGGGGGCGGCGTAGATCTGGATGGTGTAGCTGTTGCCGCCGCTCGCACCGGCGGCCGGCGCCGCGGCCAGCGGGGGGCGGTTGTCGAAGGTGAAGCCGGGGCCATCGCCCGCCGTCGCCGTGCCGGCCAGCCCCACGCCGGCGGCGGCAACCATGGCACGCGCCGTCTGCGCGATGGCGGCGAGCGGGCCGCCCTCGGTGCGCAGCAGGCCCTGCGCGAGGCCTTCCATGGTGAAGCCGCCAAGTTCGGCAAAGACGCGCGACGGGGAGTGGATGCCGAGCTTTTCCTTGAACCACCCGACAACGCTATCGCCGACGCCCATTACCGCCGCCTTGGCGCTTTCCATGCGGCTGGTGATGCCGTTGACCAGGCCCTGCATCATCTGGGTGCCGAACTCGGCAAAGCGCGCCGGCAGCGCGGCGAACCACTCCACCGCCGTGTTGAAGTTGGCCTTGATGCCGTCCCACAGCGTGATGAAGAACGCCTTGATCGGCTCCCAGTACTTGTAGATCAGATAGGCAGCGACAGCGACGGCCGCGATCGCGCCGATCACGACGGCTGCGGGCAGCGCAACCGCACCCAGCGCCAGGCCAAAGGTGGCAAATGCCAGCTGTACCAAGGCTAGCGGACCGAGCACGGCGGATACTGCAAGCAGAACCGCACCGACAGCAGCAAGCACCACCCCGAGAACCGCCGCGATTCGCATCAGCGTACTGGCGAGCTCGGGGTTCTCCTTTGCCCACTTGCTGACCTTGTCCGCCAACTCGCCCAGCCAGACGGTGAGCGCCTTCACTTCTGGCTCGATCGCCTTGCCCATCGCGGCCATGGCATTGCTGAACGTGCCGGACGCTGCATCCCACAGCGCGCTGAGCGTACCGAGCTGTTCACCGACGCGGTTCTGAATATCAGCCTGTGCCGCAAGCTTTTCCTGTGCTTCGACATAGGCGCCCCTCCCCTTCTCGATCATGAGGGTGAGCACCTGCAGGGTTTCCGCGTCGTCGCCAAAGATGTCCTTCAAGAGACCGGTGCGCTGCACGGAGGTCAGACCCTTGAGCTTCTGCAGCTCGGCGAAGAGGCGGTCCAGGCCGGCGAACTCGCCCTTGCCATCCGTGAAGTCCAGCCGGAGCTTCAATCCACTGCCGTCGATGGCCTTCTGGATCTTGTCGACGTCGAGCGCGGACTGAAAGACCTTGCGGTAGGCGTTGCCGGCGGCTTCACCCTTCATGCCCGCTTGGTCCGCCATCACGACCAAAGGGGCCAGCGCCTGAGCAGCAGCCAGCCCTTCCTGTCGCAGGATGGACAGCGCGGGAGAGAGCTTGGTGAAGGCCTGCAGCATGTTGCTGCTATCCACGCCGCCGTAGTAGGCCCGCTGGATAACGTCCATGAGGCCCATCATGTCGGCTTCGGTGGTGCGGGTTGCGTCCTGCAGCTTCGCGGCGAACTCCGCTGCTGCATCCATCGGCAGCTTCAGCTGGACCCCAAGGTAGGCAGTTGCCTCTCCCAAGCCTCCGAGAATGGCCTGCGCGGACATGCCCTGCCGAATCAACATGGTCATCATGTTCTGGTAGTCCGCCGTGGTGCCGGGCAGCCTGGAGCCAAGGCGCTCCGCCAAAGTGTTGATGCGGTCGTACTCGGCCGCGACCTTCCCTCCCGATTGCATCATGGCGACTTTGAGCTGAGTGGCCGCATCTTCGGCGACGGCAAACTGCTTGATCGCAGCAAGAACGGGCATGCCAATGGCGACCCCAGCAGCGGTAGTTGCGGCGCCGGCGCCGGCGATCTTGTCGCGGGCGGCGAGCGTCTTGTCGTAGTCCGCCCGGGCGGCGGAGATGCGGCGCAGGCGTTCGCCCTGCACGCGCAGCGCCTCGTTCTGCCGCTGCAGCTCGCTGGTGGCGGTGGCGATGCGGCCGCGCAATTCGGCCTGGTGCTTTGCCATGCCTTGCAGCGGCACACCGGCGGCCTGCAGCTCGGTGCGCAGGCGCTGCTGTTGCTGAGTGAGCGCGGCGTGGCGGTCCTTTAGCTGGGCGGCCTCGCGCCGGGCGGCTTCGAAGTTGCGCAGCATGGCCTTGGTGGGGGCATCCACGGCGGCCATCTGTTGAGCGAGGTCGCGCACCTTGGCTTGCGCCTGCTGCAGCGTGTTGCCGGTGACGGCCACGTCGCGCGCCACCTTGCGGAAGCTGTCGATGCGCTTGTTCTGGGCATCCAGCTCGCGCAGGCGGTCGCGGGCTTCCTTGACCGCACCGGCCATCGCCCGGCTGTTGCCGGTGATGGCGCGCAGCGGCTTGGTGGCCTTGTCGACCGCCGCCAGGATTACCTCGAGCTTGAGGCTACGGTCGTTTGCCACCGCTTACCCCTTGCGGGTTACAACCTGCCGCACCGGGCATTCGGGGCAGCGGCAGTCTCGCCGCGTGAAGACGTGCAGCGCCGCCACGCCAGCGTTGAAGAGCGCCACCCCGACCAGCATCAGCCAAGGCCAGGTGTAGGGCGCGCCGAAGAAGTGATCGACCACGGCCGCAAGCAGGATGAACAGCCCGCCGGCCTTGGCGACGAAGGCGAAGCGGATGCCGCCGCGGGTGGCGGGCGACATGCGGGCGATGGCGCAGCAGACGTGCCACAGCGCGGCAAGGCTGGTGGCGGCGATGAGCAGCATGAGCGCGGCGACGATCATTGGTCACCCCCCTTGCGTTGGATGAAGCCCGCCGGGTCGCGGGCGAAGCGGCGGCCGAGCACGGTGAAGCCGGCTACCAGGTGGATGGACGCCAGCCCCAGCAGCAGGCCGAGCAGCCCTTCCACCGAGCCATCCGCCGGCAACCAGGCGACGCCCCTGTGAATGAGCCAGGCCACCAGGACGGGCGGCACGAAGTAGGCGGCGAGCACACCCGCCAGCAGGGCGGTGACCCAGTGGCGGGGCGGGATCTCGCTCATGTAGCTGAGCATGATGACTGCGCCGAGGAACCCGGCGATGGGCGGGACGAGCTTTGCGGTGAGCGATTCGGGCGGCATGGGTCAGGAATCCGGGTTGTGACGGATGCGCGCCCTCTCGCGCCACGCCATGAGTTCGGGGAGTGAAAAGGCGTCCATCGCCACCGGCGGCCAGTGGAAGACGACGGCGATGTCGGCCATGGCGTCCTCTACTCGGGCTGGGATGCCTCCAGCCTCGACGCCCTCGGCAACAAAAAACCGGACACCTCGGTGCCGAGCTGCAGTAGGTCGGCAGGGTCCATGCCGCGCACGTCCTGTTTGGTGAGCGTGGGGGTGGTGATGCGCGGAAGGACGGTGGAAAGGGATTCCACGTCCATGCGGAGCAGATCCGCGAGTGCGACGCCGCGTAGCTCGCCGGCGGCGGGCTTGCGCAGGGTGACGGTGGTGATGGTTTGATCACCCCGCTTGATGGGGGTGTCGAGGGTGATGCTGGGGGTGGTTTCGGGGGTGGTCATAACTCGGGCCTCAACGAAATTAGCAGCCCGAGAATGCGGTCAAAACCCGGCGCTACGTATCTCGCGCGGTTGTGATTTGATGACGCACAGCAGAAAATCGTTCTGGAACGATGCACATCCCCGTCCGAGCACTATGGGCGAACATTTGTAGGTCGAGAACCTTAAATGAACGACACGCAAGGTCTGAATGGAGGAGTGGCAAACCCTCCTGAGAGAATCGAGTTTGATCTGATAAGGAATGCCTCCGATTCAATCGAAAAGGCTATTACTCTATTGGCCTATAGCAGCGAAATGAGCGACGCCGCGCGGCTCAAACAGGCAATCCTTTCTATCGCCCACGGGATTGAGTTATTGCTGAAGGAACGGTTGCGTCGCATCCACCCGGTTCTCGTGTGGGAAAACGTGGATCGTTTTCCGAGCTTAAGCGCGCGCACGGTCACCGTCGACACAGCGGTGCATCGACTCGTGCATATAGGTGGTCTTGTCTTTTCAAAGCGCGAAATCGACCTGATCTCCGCCCTTCGCGGCACACGAAATGCAATAGAGCATTACGTGTGGACCACAACTAAAGAAGAGGCAGATCAGATCGTTGGACTTGGACTGAGCTTCGCCCTCCATTTTGCTCGGAAGGAATTGGACCAAAATTTTTTCGGATACGGATCTCACCGTGATGGGACTCTGGAGTCGTTGCTCGATGCCCATCCACAGTTTGCAGAGGCTTTCCAGCGGAATGAGCCTGGGGATGCCGCCCGCCCCACTGGGGAGCTTTGCGAATACTGTCACACTCACTCGGTTCAGGATGGCGCATGCCGCCTGTGCGGACATTGGCAGTACGACGGGGATCTTTATGGTGGTCTCCGTGTCTCCGCCGCCGCCGGCGAGAACGACTTCGACGACGACTTCCCGCTTTAACGCCTGCGGGGCGCGCTCGGCGGAGTACCACCTTCAGTCGGTTTAGACTCCGATCGCCGAGCGTTGTTGAGCGAGTCGATCCTCGCCGTTCACCATCTCGACCATATTGAGCACGTCGATTTCGATCACGGTTTCGCCATTGATGGTGAGCTTGTAGTAGCTCAGCGTGCTCTTGACCTTGAACGCGGTGTCGTCGCCGGCCTTGCTGGTGCCGCCGTCGATCTCGGTATGGCGACCACGCATCACCACTTCCACCGCATCCACGTCACCGGTGTCGTCGCGCTGGTAGGCGCCGGCAAAGCGTAACAGCACACCATCGGCGCGGCTGATGCCGAACTGGTTGAAGACCTCGCGCACGATGCCGCCATACGAGTGCTCGGCTTCCAGCTTTTCCATGCCGAGATCGGCGTCGACCGGGCCGTTCATGCCGCCGTTGCGAGTCTCCTCCATCTTGCGGGTGAGCTTGGGCAGCACGATTTCGCTGGCGACGCCGACGAAGGACACGCCGTCGTTGAACAGGTTGAAATTCTTCAGCTTGCGGGGCAGTGCCATGGTTCAGCCCTCCGGTCAGGCGGTGATGCGCGACGCGAAGTCGAGCAGGTATTGATCCGTGATGCGCTGGCGGAACATGAGGTTTTCCAGCGGCGGGACGGGGGTGTAGTCGTAGTCGATGTAGAGCTTGCCGTCCTTGAGCACCGCGGGCTCGTTGATGTCGGCGTCGAACCAGGCGCGGCCGTCGATGATGTAGCCGAGGCGCTTGAGCTCGCGGAACTTGGCATTGACGCCTTCGATGATGTCGCGCACCAGGCTGGGGTGCATGGGCTTGTCGACCGCCCACATGTGCGCCTCGGCGATGGTGTCGGCCAGCACCTGGGCGGTGCGGGTTGCGGACTCGAACGCGAAGAGCGGATCGTCCGAGCAGGTGCGCGAGCCCCAGAAGCGGTAGCCGCTTTCGCGGATAAGGCAGGTGACTTCGTTGCTGTTGAGGTAGCCGGCATCCGTGGCCGGGTTCTGCAGATCCCAGAACACGCTCTTGGTGATGCCGGTGACGCCGTTGACGGCAACGTTGGAGAGCGTCTTGTGCCAGCCGACCTCCTCATCGATCTTGGCGCGCAGGCCCACGGCGCGGGCGGTGGCGAAGGCCGGGGTGTTGGCGTTGGCGACAGTGTCCCAGCTGACAAAATCCGGCCAAATGACCATGACTTCGCGCGCGCCGAAGTTGTCGCGATAGGCGACGGCGGCTTCCTTCGTTTCGCATTCCCACGCACTGACATACGCGAAGGCGCGCAGGGCCTGGGCGATGCTGACAAGCTCGGTGGCGACGGCTTCGGAATCCAGCCCCGGCACGGCGAGGATGCGCGGCTGCACGCCGAGCACCGTTTTTGCGGTGAGCAGCGCCTTCATGCCGGTCATCTGGCCGGCGGCGGTGGTGGTGCCGATGAGCTTGGTGGTCTGGTCGGCGGCCTTGGCGGCATCGTCCGCGCCCACGCCGTCCGCCACGCGCACGACGACGATGAGCGGCGTGGCCTGGTCGGCGATGGCATCCAGCGTCTTGGCGAGAGTGCCGAGGGTGCCGGCCTTGCCAATGGCGGCGTGCACGCTGGTGATGAGGACGGGGGTGTCGAGCGGGAAGGCAGCGGCATCGGCATCGCTGGCGGTGCAGACGATGCCGATGACGGCGGTGGCGATGGTGCGGATGGGGCGCACGCCTTCATTGATTTCAATGACGCGTACACCGTGGTGGTATTCGGTGGCCATGGGGCGGACTCCGGGAGCGGGTTAGCGCCCCAAGAGTGCCGCGCGCGCGTGATGCAGACGAGCCGGTTTGGTTGTGCGCATGGGGCTTACACCCGACAATGCGCGATGCATTAAATCTGGCGGAGCGATGGCATGCGGGAATGGTTTGATGAGGTGTTGATCGTGCTGAGCAACTCGTGGAGGACTCAGCTTTTCATCGTGCTCGGCCCCATCATCGCGGTGGCTGTGCTGCTGTTCACCGAGCCCACGATTGCCACCCTTCAATCCACCGGATTTCGCATAACCCGGCTGATCGTCCGCGTTGAGTACGCGGCGCTCGGCCTGGTGTTGTCGTCATGGGCGCAAGCGTGGCGCTGCTACAAAAAGGACCGGAAACGGCTGTTGGGCCTGTAGCGTTCCACTCACCGATACACGGCCGGCAGTTGCCGGCGCTGCAGCTCGCTGATGTATGAGGACTGGCAGTGATCCGGATCGCCCAGCCAGCCGAACACGCGGTCGAGCGCGCGCTGGAAGCGGCCCCAGCTGCGGACGCGGTAGCGCAGGCGCCATGCGCGGGCAGAGAGCGTTTCGTCGGCCATGCCGAAGCCCTCGCCGCGCGCCCAGACGAAGCAGTTGAGGAGCTGGTCGAGGGCGATGGCGGGCTGTTTCATGCGGGCAGCTCCAGGGCGGGCAGCGCCGCTATCAGTTCGGCCGTGGTCGGGATTCCCCTTGTGCCGCCAAGCACCTCGCCCATGACCTGGTAGCAGGTGTTCCAGCAAATCGAGCGCCACGCCCGGAATGCCTGCCCCTCCGCCTGGAAGCGCGGAACGGATGGTTCGTCGGCATAGGTGACGGCCGACTTGATGTCATCGTATCCGGCGGCCCTGGCCGCGTTGTCCATATATTCCTGCACTGCAGCGGTGAGCGTGGCCGTGACACCGGCCGGCGTCAGCGGCAAAGGGTCTGCTAGAACCGGGGTGCCGTTTGCGTCCGGCACGATGCGCTTGCCCGCTGCTTGGCCGGCGATCAGCGCGGCGTGTTGTTCCGCGGAAATGGGCTTTGCGTCGGCGGGCATCGCCGCGCCGTGAACACTCGGGACGAAAAAGCCGTTGGCGGTGCCGGAATAGTGGATGGACATATTGATTCCTCAGCGGCCGAGTGCAAACCACAGGACCGGATTGCCGTTCATGATGGTGCCGTTGCTGCGGTAACACAGGTTCAGCGTCGTCAGCGTGGATGACACGTATTCACACGTGGCCCCCCACCCGTTCCCGAAACCGCCCGCCAGCAGCAGGCCGGTGGGCCATGCCATGGGCAAGGTCAGCGACAGGTTCGGGCTGGTGGTGCCGCCGGTGGTGCCGCTGCCCCACTGAATGACGAAGCCGCCGAGCCAGGACGGAAACATGATGTAGCCGTTGGCCTGAAGCGATGCGGCGAACCCGAACCGCAGCTTTTTCGGGGTGACGATAGTGGCGTCGTCAGCACCCGCGTTCACTTGTGCCTGGGTGGCAATGCGCGCGATGCCAGCCACCCCTTCAGTGGCCTCCTTCAGCGCCTTTCCGATTGCCTGCCAGACGCGCAACGGCGTCATGTACTTGATGTTGCTTTGCCCGGACTCGGCCTCTGATTCGGCCTGGGTGGCGATGCCGTAGTTTTCCACGCTGCCCAGCCCGACCTGCGCCTTGGTGGTGCCGTGAGGGTTGTCGTTGCGGGCGGCGTGTGCGACGAGTGCGGCCGAGACAGTCAGCACGGCGGCATCGACGTAGCCCCGCGTGGCCAGCACCACCGCGGGGTCGATCTTGAGCTGCACGGCGCTGGTGCTGCTGACGATGAGCACCATGCGGATAATCTGAGTGCGGCCGCTCCCCTCGGCCAGCACCGGCTTGTAGGTTTCCGGGCAGTTGGCGACGGCGATGAGCGAGCCGGCGGCGTCGTAAAGGCCGATCTCGCGGATGTACCAGCCGCCGACCTCTTCGGGGATGACTTGCTCGGCGATGATCTGGTTGGCATTGAGCGAATCGAGGGCCAGCGTGTTGAGTGCGGCGCGGCGGCGCTCGTTGGCGAGGCCGCCGACGATGGCTTCGGGCGTGACGGCGGCGCCGTTGCCGTCGCCCACGCCCATTTGCGTGATCTGCAGCGGGATTTCGAGCGCGATGGCGTTTGCCAGCTTGGCTTCGCCGATGGGGGTGAGCTTGGCGTAGTAGATGGAGGGCATGGTCAGGCCTGCGGCTGGATGATGAGGGTGTCGATGAGGTGTGCGCCTCCGGCAAAGCCGGCGCCGCCGGTGACGACGATGTCTTCGCCCGTCCAGGGGTAGACGGTGAGTTCGTCGCCGAGGTACGCGGCGGCGCCGACGTAGATGGGGCCGCGGGATTCCAGGCTGATGGCGAGCCCGGTGAGGTGGCGGGTGAGCGGCTTGGCGTCGTCGATGAGGCGCTCCAGCTCGCCGTACATTTCGTCTGTGATGCCGGTGTCGAGTACGCCGATGCGCAGGCGGAAGGTGCCGGGGGTACCGGTCGGTGCCTCTTCCCACCACTCCTCCACCTCGATCAGGTAGCCGAGCGGCTCGACGACGCGGCGCAGCGCGGCGATGGTGCCCTTGTGCTTATGCACCTGCCAGCTGGCGGCGATGACGCTGCGCTTGACGGCCTCGGTCCAATTGGCGTCCCACCGATCCACCGAGCGCGCCCAGGCGAGGAAAGGCAGCACCGCGGCGGGACAGGTGGCGGGGTTCCAGAGGTCGCGCAGCGGCACTTGCAGCGCGACGGCGTCGGCAAGTGCCCCGGCGGTGTTGCGCTCCAGCGCGGTGGCGGCCGGCGGCAATAGCTCACTCATCGGGGTCGCCTACGGCGAGGGTGTAGCCGGTGCAGTGGGCGGCCTGGCTGCTGTTGATGACGACGTCGGCGGCAGGCTGGGCGAGCACGACGCGCTGCACGCCCTCCGCGTGGAGCACGGCATACAGCGCGGAGAGGCGGATGTCGCGGCCAATGCGGCGCTGGGCGGCGATGTAGGCCTGCAGGCGGGCTTCGGCCTCGGCGCGGATAGGCTCCGCTTCGGGGCCGGGGTACATGTGGAGGGTGGCGTCCACCGCGTAGGGGATGATCTCCGCGCCCTGCACCGTGACGCGGTCGGCCACCGGACGGACGCTTTCGTCGTTGAGGGCCGTGGCGACGGCGGCGAGCAGATCGGCCGGGGCGGTGCCGTCGCCTTCGCGGGACAGCACGGTGATGAGGGCTTCGGCCGGCGCTGGGCTGACGGCGCTGACATCGGCCACGCGGCCATCCGCCGACAGGGCGTGGAATTCGTAGGCGCCGCGCGGGCCGGCGACGCTGAGGCCTTCGAAGGCGAGCTGCACGCGGGCGCGCAGCTCGTCGTCGCTTTCGTAGGTGGGCAGCACCGGCGGCACCGCGTTGGCGTCGCCGGCATCGACCACCAGGCGCTCGACGCGGTGGTTGGCGGCGAGCTGGTCGAGATCCGCACCTGTGGCCCAGGCGAGCATGACGGCGCGGCAAGCCTCGTTGATGCGCTGGCGCAGGGTGACTTCGCGGTAAGCGTTTTCCTGCAGCAGCTTGACGATGGGCTCGGATTCGAGCGCGAGCGCGGCGGCCAGCGCCGGGCGGTCCGCCTCGGCGGTGAGTTCGAGCAGGCGTGCCTTGCGGGCGGCGAGGATGGTCTCGAAGTCGATCAGCTCCACCACGTCGGGCGCGGGCAGGCGGGAAAGGTCGATGACGCTCATGCGGCACCCCGCAGCGGGATGGTGATGTTGGTGGCGGTGCCGGCGCGCAGGCCGTCGTTACGCACGGCCTGCATGTCGATGGTGAGCTGCGGGCCTTCCACGGCGAACTGCACGCGGGTGATGCGAAGGCGCGGTTCCCAGCGGGTGAGCGCCATGACGGTGGCGGCGTAGGCGCGCAGCAGCGTGGCGCCGTGAAGCGGCTGGTCGATGAGCGTGGGCAGCAGCGAGCCGTATTCGCGCCGCATGACGCGCGAGCCCACCGGGGTGAGCAGGATGTCGCGCACGCTCTGGCGGATGTGCTCGATGTCGGTAATGCGCCGGCCGGTGGCGGCGGTGAGGCCGAGGTAGTTCATTGCGGGCCGCCGGTGCTGCCGCCGCCGGACTGCACGCCGGTGTGCGTGTGGGTGTGCAGGACGATGCCGTTGCTGCTGAGGTCGCCTTCGACGTGGGTGAATTCGCCGGTGATGCGGTTGCCATTGCCGGTGGTGCCGCCGTAGCCGGACAGACCATTCTGGTAGGTGAGCAGATCCTGCACGGTCAGGGTGCCCATGATGAGCACGTTGCCAGTGATGGTGTTTTCCGGGCAATCGACGGTGACATGCTCGGACGCCTGCACGGTGGCCGTCTTGATGCCGGTGACCATGAGGTTACTGGCGGCGTGGTCGTAGCAGATGCGGGCGCCGTCCGGGAAGTCGATGACGTGTTCGTCGGCGCTGTGGCTGGGGGCATCGTGCGCGGCGGTGTAGAGGCCGGTGAACACCATGCCCGCGGCGACTTCGCCGCTGGGGCAGATGACCATGACCTGCTCGCCCACGGTGGGCGGGCACCAGGTGCGGGTGTTGCCGGCGCGGCGGGCGAACCACGGCAACCAGGTGGTGAGCAACCCGCCCGTGCGCACGCGGCACAGCGCGTTGACGTGATCCACCGCGGCAATGGTGCCGAGGCGGATGAGGTTGTCGAGGCGGCGGGCGAGGTCGGCGCTGTTCATGCGGTGATGATGCCGCGCGCGCGTAATGCCCCGGCGGGTGCGGGGTTGTGGGGTGGCGGCCTACAACCGGCGGGCGAGATGTTCGACGACGCGGTCGGCGATCGCGCCTTCGTCGGCCTCCGAAAAGCCCAACAGCTGGCGCACCGGGTAGCGGTATTCCGGGCCGCCAGGGGCGACGCGGTCGGTGAGGCCGTACTGGTGCACGCGGGCGATGCGCGCGGCGCGGCCGGCAATTTCCACCACCGCGGCGGCGGCGGTGCCCTGCACCCGGAGATAGCGGGTGGTGCGCAGCCGGGCAAACAGGCTGCGGCGGATGCGGCCCGCCTGGGCGCGCAGGCGCGGCTTGCGCGGCTCGAAGGCGGAGCCGTCCGGGTTGAGCTGGGCGGCAATGCGGCGCTGCTGGCGCTGGCGCAGATCCGCGGCGATGTCGCGGGCGAGCTTGCGGCGCTCGGCCTCGGACAGGGCGGTGAGCAGGCCCTGCAGATGGGGGGCGATGTCCATCAGCCGACCGCCTCTTCGGTGTCCGGGTGGCGGATGGTGAGGTGCCACGTCCAGCCGGCCCACTCGTCGAGCGGGGGCTCCGGTACGTGTTCGGCCGTGTAGCCGCCCCCATCCACCGGCCGCACGACGACGCGCTCGGTGAGCTGGATGGACAGCGCGAGGTCCATCTTGCCTTTGTCGAGCAGATCCGCCTCGAAGCGGATGCCGTCGCGCTGGCGGTCGGGGTTGGCGAGCAGCTCAGGCTGGTTGGCGGCGACCCAAGCGAGGACCGGCACCATGAGGGTGTCGGCGTGGGCGGCGTAATCCGTGACCACCAGCTTGAGGGTATAGCTGTACTCGAAGGACAGCGACGCCGCGGCGGTGCAGCGGATGCCGCCTTCGTCGATGAAGACGAGTAGGCGGTCGGGGTTGCGTTTGAGGTCGGGCAACGCGGCCTCGATGGCGGTGCGCAGGCTGGCGGGTTTCAGCATGGGGCTCTCTCCAGATAAGGAACATCGCTCACTGGCTGCGGCCATGAGCATCGCGCGCATGATCCCCTTCCCTCCCGCCCCTCAAGCTGTGCCAATGTCGTCGCCAGCCGAGGCACGACAATCGATGATCAAAACACGGCGTTGAACCCGTCGCAGTAACCGTTCAAACATCGGCCACGTCTTCGAAAACCCAGCAACGCACCGACTTGCCGATCAAGCGAGAATTCACCGGTTTGATGGTGATGAAGCGCGGCGACTGGCTACTCCGCAGGGCACGGTAGTACTCGGTCAGCGGAGGAATACGCGCACCGATCTTGCTGGCCGCCTCCTCAAAATCGTACATCCGGATCGCAATCAACCGCGGGTCGCGGCTGTGGTTGAGCGTATCCAGACCGATCACGTCGACGAGGTCCCAGAAGGTTTCCACCAGCGCGGGCACGGCTTGCGGCGCCTCGGCGCGGCCGATGGAGTCCAGCGCCGGGGTGTCGATGCCGATCAGGCGCGACGCGTGGTCCAGTTGCTGGTGAATGGCCTTGCGCAGTTCCGGATCGGTCTCGGCCTTCAGGTCCTTCAGCAGCCGCAGGCGCACGCCGTGGGCGGAAAGCTGCTGGCTGATGCTGGGGCGCTTCACCCCGCCCCGCTCCACGTAACCCTGTGTCCAGTACTTCCAGAGCACGTCGTCGCACTCTTCCTGGTAGCGGATGATCTTGTCGCGGAGTTCGGGCTTCACCCGGCTGGGCACGATGCTATAGAGCCAGGCGGGGAGCTTGCGCAGGGGAAGGCAAACCATCTCGCGTTGGCGGCCATCCTCACCAACCATTGCAGTTACTGCAATGGTTGCACCGAACCGCTCCGTCAGCTTCTTGTACTGCGCTGTCCAGTCGAGCCCCATGTTTTCCGCCATAGGCTTCATCGCCACGAACGGCTCGCCCTCATGATCCACGAGCGCGAGCGTGTCGCCGTGAAAGGTCACTGGAATGATCTGGTCGTTCATCTCATCGCTCCTCAACCTTGCTGCCCATCAACGCCGCGGCGCCACGGGTAGCTCTTCTGCATCTGCACCGCATAGGCGTACACGGCATCACGTGCCGGGAGTTGCATCCACCGCAGCACGTCCTGAATCAGAGCGCGCTCGGAGTTGTTGACCCCGATGAAACCGGCTTTGACGGCCTCTTGGATGCGGCGGGCGTGAGCACTGCGGCGGATAGCGTTGCGGGCGCGGGTGGTCGCGGGGAACGGGATGATGACGGCGGACTTGGCCATGATGAAGCTCCTGTGACGCGGTATGAATTTCCGCTCCCCGCTGCCAAGCAGGGTGGGCGGAACCGTGCGGGTTGGCAGACCAGTCACAGGGCTGGCACCCCTTTCGGGGTCCCGCACGGCCCGCCCATTGGAGGCATGGCCATGCTGCGGACGAAAAAAAACCGCGCAGGTGCGGCGGTTCGTCCGCCTGTGAAACCGGGCTGCCAAGCCCGTGCGCTGTTGTTTGCAGCGACGGGTAAAGACTAAGCTTGGCGAATACTCGCGTCAACCCCTGCCAGACACCAATTTCGCCAACACTCGCACACAGAATCCCCTGGCGTATTTCGCGTTGTCTTCGTCTTTGCAGAAGTCTGCGGCGCTTTCAAGGCCAAGGCGCCGAAACTCGATACTGGACGGCAGTTCCGCCATGTTCCAGTGGGAAATGTTCTGCCACTGTGCGCCGACGAATGCATCCAGTTGGTATGAAACCTCCATGCCCACGGCCTTGCCTTCGCGCCCGAGGTTGTCGGTGGTGGGAAGTTCGGCGAAGAAATGAACGGTATTGATTGGCTGAACGGCGCGACCCTCGTCAAGTATCTGTACGACCTTCTGTGCCGTGATGAAGAAGGATCGCACCCAGCCCGAGCCATCCCAGATGGCCTTCGGCGAATAGCGAACCGTGACGACCCCTGGAGTGGGTTCAAGCACCTCGATTACATCCGTGCTTGCCTTGACTTTCTCAAGCGGTGTCGCGGGACTTGCGCTCTTCTTGCCGCCGTCATTTCCCGTCGATTCGTTTTTTGGCGCGATTACGATGATCAACACGACGAAACCGAGAAGTACCCATGCAATGGTGGCTATCTTCTTCATGCAATGGCTCCCTGATATATGAACTTCTGATGATAACCGCATCATTTCGACAGGCATGCAGCCTCAGGCGTTGGGCCTGCTGTTCCAGACGCGCCATCGGCGCTATAGCTGCGCATTGTCGTGACGAATATCACGGCCAGAGCGGTCCGCGTGCCACTCGCATGCGGCCTTCGCCGCGTCAGCGTCCGGGAAGGCACCGAGGAAGACCCTAGCCACGTGGGCGTGATAGACCGGCTCCAAGCCCACAGCGCCCAGCACGTGGCTCTTCTCAATCCGGTAGGTTCCGCGGGTGAGCGTATCGGTGCCGATGCGGGTCCAGTCGTCGGGCACTTTGGCTACTCGTTGCGGCTGCGATTGCGCGCCCAGTCCCGGCACTCCCTCTGCCGAGCCCGGCAGTCGGAGCCCCAGTCCTGCAAATCAGTCACCGCCTGCAGCGGGTCCGGATCGGTCTCCGGCATTTCCGGGCACAGCACCAGGCAACGCGCCGGCGGCGGGCTCTCCAGCGGCGCCGGCGTAGGCAGCGCGGCGAGATTCGAGCAGGCGGCGCTCATCGTCAGTCCAGCGGCGATCAGCGCGAGGCGGTACAGGGTTGGCACGGGCGATCTCCCGCAGTTGTTGGGCGATGTTGTCGCGCTCTAGCTCGGCGGCCTGGGCGCGGAGGGATTCGGCGGCGAGGCTGGCGGCGCCGGCCTTGTAGGCGACTTCGATGTCCTTCTGCCGTTGCAGGGCCTGCGCGCCCGCCTCGGCGCTGCGGCCGGCTTCGTAGCCGGCGGCGCCTACCGCGATGAGGGCGAGCAGCGCGAGGACGATGAGCCAGGGGTTAGGCATGCTCGGCCTCGGCTTCGCGGTAGCGGTCGAAGGCGCGGGCGAGCTTGATGTCGTAGAGGTTTTCTTTGTAGGCGGCGCCGTTGTAGCCGGCGGCGAAGGCCTCCCACTTGCCGGCGCGCAGGGCCTTGAGCAGGGGCTTTTCCGCTTCGATGAAGCGGATGAAGGCTTCGAGCTGGTCGGCCTCGCTGCGCGCCATGAGCGTGGCGAACTCGGTGGGCGAGGCGTAGCCAAGGGCTTGCCAGTGGAAGCCCATGATCTGGAACAGGCCCCAGCTGGTGGATTCGATGGCGCTGTCGCGGTGAATGTCCATCGCTTGCTGCAGGCGCCGGTGCTCGCCGGTGCCGCCCTGGTAGCCGCCGCGCTTGGGGTTGACGATGGCCGGGTAGGTGGCGGCGTAGCGGTCGGCGTCCAGCCGGCGCTCGTTGAGTTGGCGGTACATGATGTGGCGCTCGAACAGGATCACCGGGCGGCCGTCGTCGAAGAAGCCCTGACCGCGGGACTCCACCTCGTTTACCGCCCGGATGACGGCGAGCGGTACGTCCAGACGGATGGCGGCCCGTTCGAGGTCGCCGAGGCCGAGCAGCTTGGCCGGGCGGCTGCGGGACTGCAGGGCGGCGACGGTTTTGGGGCCGGCGATGCCATCCACGACCAGGCCGAGGCGGCGCTGGGCAGTGATGACCGCGTTGCGGGTGGTCTCGCCGAACCAGCCGTCGACGACAACGCGGGCGCCGTTTTCGTTGAGCAGGATCTGCAGGCGGCGCACTTCGGTGCCGGTGGAGCCGATCTTGAGCATGGTGGTCAGTCCCATAGCTGCAGCCGGGTTGCTGCCGGCTGGGTGGGTTGGTCGGGGAGTTCGACTTCGAGGCCGTTGGGGAGCACCGGGCCGTGCTCGGCAAGGCCGGGGTTGGCTTCGAGCACGGCTTCGGTGACGCCAGCGGTGCGGCCGTAGTGGCGCCAGCAGAGCAGGTCGACGGTGTCGCCTTGCACGGCGCGGACCCGCATCAGATGAGTTCCACCGTGGTGCGCTGGATGCCGAGGATGTCGTTGATGGCCCAGTGGGCGTCGCGGCGCAGCTCGTCGATGGTGGGGGTGAGCTTGTCGGCCTCGAGGTGGCCGTCGTTGGTGGTGTCGTAGTTGCGCATGCGCTCGATGAGCGATGCGGCGGCGATGCTGCGCACGGCGCGGTGGTAGCGATGCACGTGGGCGCTGGCGCCGTCGATCTGGCGCGCGGGCACGGCGGCAAGCGTGTCGTAGCCTTCGAGGGCCTTGGCCTCGGCCCAGGCGTCGAGGGCGTCGGCTACGGCGGAGGCGGCTTCGACCAAGGCTTCGCGCAGGCGCTCGGGCGTGACGGTGCCGTCGAGCCGCATACGCTGGCGGGCGGCCGCCGGATCGACGGCGGGCAGGAAGGTGCCGCAGTCGATCGGGGCTTCGGCGGCCGCCGCGGGCGGGACAGCGATGAAGGACATGGCAGCTCCGGTGTAGGGGAGCGGTGGTCGGGGCTACGGCAGCGGGCGAAGGAGGGACACCCGTGCTTTCACCCCGAGCCGCTCGTCGCGCGGGGGCGATCGTCAGCCCTGGCCGGTGTCGGCCGGGGGCGTGTTGGTGGTGGGGTTGGTGGCCTTGGCGATCTCGCGTTCGAGGCGCTCGATGTCCTTTTTGACGCCGACCTTGTCGTTGAGGCGCAGGGCTTCCTGAAGGTGGGCCAATGCATGCTGCGGCTGGCCGAGCGCGCGGAAACCGTAGCCCAGCGCCTTGTGCAGCTTGGCGCGGACTTCGTCGGGCATGTCGTGCCCGCGGGTGAGTTCGAGGACCGCCTCGATGGCGGTGTTCTCGATCACACTCCACGCCACGCCCTCGGTGCTGAGCCGCTTGAGCGCCGTGTCGGCGTATTCCTCGGCCGCGACGGTCGCGATGGTGCGCTGGTACTGGTCGGGCATTGTGAGGCCGTGGCGAAGCGCGTATTCGACGAGCGGCACGGCGCCTGCCAGATCGCCGGTGTCGATCATCCAGACCATGACGGTGACGAAGACATCATCCTGCCCGCCGCGGTTGCCAGCCAGCACGCCGGCAATCCATGCGGCGTATTCCTGCAGGAAGGCGCGCTTCGCCTCGATCTTGCGTTCGATGCTCTGTACCTGTTTGAGCCGGCGGCGGTGCTCTGCGAGCTGCAGCAGCATCAGTTCGTAGGCGTTGGCGGTGGCCTTGTCGGGGGCCTGGCCGTCTTCCTGCACCACCGCCGCCGCGGCGGCGACGGTGGTGAGGTAGTGACGGCGGGCCGGGGAGTGGCGCGCGTTCATGGCGGTCAGACGAAGTCGATGTTTTCGGCGACGCAGCCGGCGCCGAAGTCTTCGACC